ATCGCAACTGGTCATAAGCTGTGACGTTTATGACTTGCTCTTTATCACGTTCTTTCTTGAACACAAAGCCATAAAAAACTTTTGTGTCATCTACTTTAAACATGACAGCGTTTCCTTCTTGGAAGTCAATCACACCATCATTAAGAACAGAAAAGGTCAGCTTTCCAGGTTGACCTTTTCTTTCTGTATCCCACTTCACTTCACCCTTAACAATAGGCTTATATATCGTACTTCCGTTTTGAATTAGAAGTTCTATCAAGTTACCACCGCCTGACTAGGCATGATTAACACTTGCCCTGTGAATATCAGATTTGGATTCTTGATTTTGTCCTTATTCAAATTAAATATTTCAGTGTATCTTCCACCATCACCAAGGTTTTTCTTGGCAATGTTCCAAAGCGTATCACCTGCTTTGACGGTGTATGTTTTAATCACTGGTGCTGATACAGCAGATCGTTGAGTTTTTACACTTGCAACTGATGGACTTGATGCTTTCTTTTCAATGTTTACAAACTTAGTTCCGTAGTCTTTATACTGCTTTAACTGTATGGAAACCATTACTGATTGACCTTCTGAAGCATCTTCGTCCACCTTATAGTCTTCGATTGATACCTTTAAATTGGTGTCAAACAAAAGTTTTCCTGAAGGTGATGTTCTTGAACAGATAAATTGAAAAGGTTTCTTATTCAGCTTTAACTTTTCAATCTGATCCAGGTAATAAGCAGCATCTTTGAAACCATTTGGATAATACCCAAAAGGGTACTTAACATATGGAATCATTGCACTGAAGCTTATTTCAGTCAGTCCTGCTGACTTAAGAATATTAACTTCACCATCATTAATTAAATTGATGGTGTCGTTTTGATTCTTTATCTTCGTTTGTATTTTGGAAGGTGTCACCGGTAATGCAACACCATCAAGATATATAATGTATGCCATTATTCATGTACCCCCATTATTCGTGAACACCTTCTGAAGCGATTACCATTGTTTCATAAAGTTTTTCTTCCAAGTATGTGACCACACCATCAAGATCCATGTTTGAAGCAATACTTGCACTTACAGGCATATCAATTTTAATTTCTGCTGTTGTGAATCGGTTGATGACTTCTTGTTCAGCAAGGTCACGAAGATATTTCAATTCTTCAGCACTCATGTCCATTGAATCGGACATCTTGTCAGTGTTATCTTCAATGTTTGCCAATGATTCAATCTGCACCGCATCTGTTTCATTTTTTCGTACAGCAGCATATTGAGCATAATCAATTACAGTATTTCTTGTTGCAGTTGCAGTAATGGCATCTGATTGCATCTGAATAAGTTGTGCATCCCTGTCGGCCATTCCAGCTTCAATTTCACTTTTATAAGCTTCAAGTACCGCACCCCTTGCTTGCTTTTCAGCTTCATTTCTAAGCGCTGCATCCGTTCCAAAAGATACGCTATTGATTGTTTCGATAGAAACCCCAGGTATCTTATTAAGAACCCCAATAAAGCCATTAATGATGTCAATTGCACCGTTTACCATGTCTTGAAGTATTACCAATACACCTGTGCGCATATCACCAATGAAGTTTGTTATTCCATTACCAGCTGCAATCATTCCAAACTTCAATTTATCCCACAAATCAAGGATGTAATAAATCCCTGCAAAGAATCCGATCTTAACCCAATCCCAAGCGGTCATAATAGCATTCATTACAATCAACCATGCTATTTTTAATCCACCAACCGATTGAACCCACTTATAAATCCAACCGATCAAAATACCAATTGCTAAAGCGATCAATCCAATAGGATTAGCCATTATAGCAGCATTTAATCCCATCTGTGCAATAGTCTGTGCAAAAGTTACCACTTTCATAATACCCAAAGCAACTGTATAAGCAGCGACCGCGGCAGCCAATCCCCAAAATATCGGTTCAATGGTTGACCAATTGTCATAAATAAATTGTGCACCTTTTCCGATCATTTGGATCACCGGTTCAAAGGTCTGAAGTAATTTATTTCCAATAACAGTTGCCACTTGGCCAAATGTCATTGGCATTTCAGCAAATTTTGCATTTGTTTCATCAGCAGCCGAAAACATAGCATTCTTCACAATATCGGCTGTAATTTCCCCTTCAGCTGCCATATTTCTAATCTGACCTATTGGAACATCAAGATAATCAGCAATAGCTTGTATGATAGTAGGTGCTTGTTCAAACACGCTATTCAATTCTTCACCACGTAAGACACCTGATGCCATTGCTTGTGTAAGTTGTAGCATTGCAGCATCAACACCAGCTGCTGACGTTCCAGCTATCGTGAACTGTTTATTAATCTGTTCTGTGAATGATATAAGTTCATCATTACTACTGAACGCATCTTTGGCCATGATTCCCATCTTGGAAATTGCATCAGCAGTTGTCTGATAAGAAGCCCTTGACCTCTGTGCTGATTGGAATATTCTGTCTTGAAGTTCATCTGTTGTTTGAAGCCCATCATTCATCAGGTTAAGTCTTGCACTTGTGGATGTCATTGCATCAGATATATCAAGAACTTTTTGGACACCAAATGCAACACCGAATGTTGTGGCCAAGCCTTTAAGTTTACTCATCATTGCACCAGCGGCATCTTGACCGCCTTTGACACTTTTGTTGAACTTATCTTGTGCCTGTCTTGCCTGTTCTATTTCTTGTTCAATGCCATTAAAAGCGATTTCAGCCTTGTTTAACTCTGCTCTTGCAGCTTGAATGCTGTTTGTGTCAATGGCATGCCCTGAAGCGCTCTGAACCGCTTCAAAACTATTCAAAACCATGTTCATTGCTTTGTTCATGCTCCTGAATGCTGGTGACATTCCATCAGTTACCTGAATAGCTGCCCTTATTGTAGCCATGTTTTCACCTGCCTTTATATCAGGATGGTTTTAATCACCCTGTTATTTTCTTGATTTTTTAACTTGTTTCTCACGTTTAATATCTTCTTCCATCTTGATCTGAATTGCAGCCACTATGAAAGCACGTTCATTCTTTTCAAGCTGAAAGAACTGTGATGGTATCATGTGAAGTTTGTGAAGACAATAATAAGCAATGTTTGCTTCAAAATCACCTTCACTTATTAGTTTTTTGCTTCTTCTACCGATTCATCAAACGTCACTTCAAAACCGTTAACTTCTTGAACATTTGTGAGATAATCCGCATACTCACCAGGCATTAACATTGTTTTCAGAAGCGAATCCGATCCCATGACACCATATGAATTTTGAAGTTCAGCATCATCCAAGTTTGGATGTACTGTACACATTGCAGCTAACTTTCCAAGGTAAAGGTTATAATCTGTTTCTTGTGTGAATTGATTTCTTTTACCTGGAATTTGAACACGTTTCGTGCATAATTTTCTTAATTGTTCATCTTCTGTTGATGTGATGCAACGAATTTCCCAAGGCATTGCTTTGCCTTTTTCATCAACGAACCTCTTTGAAACTACATGCTTGATATTTTCAACCTTAATTGCATTTTGCGATAAGAATCCTGATAATGTACCCATTTGTACCATCCTTCCTTAAGTAAGAAAAATCACTGAAGCCGATTAAGGCCTCAGTGTCTGATTATTGCATTCCAGCTAAATCATTAAAATGCTCTGCAATTTCGAAGTCCTCAAAAGTGAAGTCTATTGATTCGTCCAAGTATTCAGCATCCGCATCAAATTTTGTAAGGACACCACCATCAAGGTTGCAATCCTTAAGAATTACCGTCTGTCTGCCAACAGCAGAAGAAGGATCCTCATTTGTGACTTGGATGTCAAAATAAACATCCTCACCAGTGTCTTTGTATCGCTTTAAAAGCTTTCTAAAGATGCTAGTGTTGTAATGGAAGGTTGCATTGCCAGTTCCCTTCCAACCTGTTGATTTGTTACCCTTGCCTGTTTTGCCAAGGATTGGAATTTCTGATTTCGACTTTTCAAAGTTCGCTTCCAAGTTAATGGCTTGCATGAACTCATAACGATTACCTTCGATTGTAACGAAGCATTTCGCAAGGGATGCACTGACTGCATCCTTAGCATTCATAATATTACTCATTTATTCTGCACCCCTTCCTTAGTTTATCACTACTACCATGTACAGTTGCGTCATTGAATTAATAGGTGTCACCACATCATTTACCACAACAGCTTTCTTTGTAGCACCAGCTGCAACGGATACATCATCAGGTTTGAAGTTCTCAATTGCTCTGATGGATTGCATTTCTTGGTGATGTCTTACAATGTCATTCCACAAGCTGATTCTTCCATCCGCATCATTTGGAACATTGCCCAAATACTTGGTATTGAATAAAGCAGCAATATCATTTGCAATCTGATCAAGGATCCTGACTGTTTGATTGCTACTAAAGTCTTTTGACTTTTCAGTTGTGAATGATGTGAATGTATTGATATCTTCAAGAACACGTACTGTGTCACCAACCTTATGGAAGATGAACTTACCAGCAATAAGTGCTGCTTCAAGTTCGGATTGCTTGAACGCTGTGTTAATAGTGAACTCACCATCATAAACTTTGTTTGTAAGGCTTTTATTCACTGCACAACCAGCAAGTGCACCGACTGTCCAATAAATCAATGATGTGGCAACTGCACCTGCATCAGTGACAGCATTCTCAACGCTGATGACACCTTCATGATTCGCTGATGTGGTTCTGTAAACAACCGCTTGGAACTTGACACCCATTTCATCCCTTAATCGCTTCGTGAATTGAACCACTAAATCGATAATACCAGCAGTTGTTGATAAGATACCTATAACATTGAAGTTATATATCTCAAACGCATCAAGTGCCAATTGGTATTCCGTAGCTGTTACCGCTGAACCGTTGCTGCCAGTTGTTAAAGATAATCCAGCAGTAGCAGTGATGACAACATTGGCTTTCCAAATAACATAATCAGTATCTAACAGATTATCTGTGTTTGGAAGAACCGTTTGTTTATCAACCAATACTGTTCCAAGGAATGTTGATACATCCATCTTGCTTGCATCATCCACGTTTACGACAACAACCGTTTTAAGGTCATTACCACGCACACCTTTATATTTTGCTGTACAATAAGTGTTTGCTGCAGCAACACCAGTGTTCATCAACTTAAAGAAGTGACCTGTTTTGATGTTCTTGAATAAATCACGCAAGCCTTTCATTTTATCGTGGTCATAAGCATAACCAAAGTATTTCAATGAACTATCTTGAAATTCCTCTGCTGTTACTGTGAACACTGCACCATCAACACCCCAATCTAGTTCTAAAGGCATTGCAACAATACCTCTTTCAGAAAGTGCATTTGATGCCCTTGCTGCATTGATGAAATTGATATAACTACCAGGTAAAACTTTGTTCTGTGTTACAAAATTACCGCCACCAAGTGCCATAATTATTTAACCCTACCTTTCGTAAAAATTTTTAATCAAATCTTCCACTTCTTGCAAGGTGTAGGATCGATCGTTTTCAAGTACTACATTCACAACATCTTTACTGTGTTTGTATTTTTCAGCTGAAAGGATTTGTTCCTTTGTGAACTTAATTTCTTCAGCTTTTTCAGTCTTTGCCAAATTCATCACCCTTTCAATTCAGTTTCGTGATCCACTTCTTCCATGCCGTCTTCAGGAACAACAACTTTATTAATGAACATATCAAAGTTCACAAAGAAGTGAAGAACACCATCAATGACTTCATGATTCATTTTGGACCCACGAACCAAGTCACCATCAATTAATGTTATCGCTTCTAATGCAACATAAAGGTCAGAAGCCTTGCTTTGAAGTTCTGTAGTGCTATTCTGAACAGCTGGAAAGTAATGAATATCAAATGGATGCTGCCTGAATGAACGCTTACCAATAAAATTGGTTTGTGATGGATTCAAAACAGCAATAAAAAAACAAGGTTCAATTAAACCTTGTGTGATACTTTCGCTGTATATCCTAACTTCATCACCAAATACTTGGTTCAGTGTAATGGATATACCATCAATTATTTTATTGATCATTGAAACATTCCCCCAAGTATTTGATTAGTTTCTTTTCAAGTATACTAGGTGCTTGTGCATCCAGTTCTTGTTCGGAAATTGTTAACATGGATCTACCTGATACCCAACCTTTATGATCCATTGTTCTGTGCCCAAACTCTATGTACGAAGAATAATCAA